AAACAATGGATTGAATGGGGTGTAGATTTTATTCGTAAAAAAACAAGGACCAGCAAACAACGTGCTGAAATGGCAATGCAATGGATAGTTTTAGACCATAGCTTAATGTTAAAAGATTGTTAAAAAAGATTTTGTTTTAGTTTAATGTATTATTTTTGTGGACATAACGGTCTGGTGCTTGGCGAAGTGGCTTTGTGTGTCGGCTTTGAGCGTTGGGAAGCCATTTTGCCAAACTGCTGTTAGGCGTATGTGGCGGTTAATTTAGTAGAAACTTTTAATTTTGAAAAGATGATAACAGGAAAAGATTTAATCGAAATGGGCTACAAACCCAATAAGCTATTCAAAGAAGCTATTGAATACGCTAATGCAAATAACTTAACTGGCAATGCTTTGCGTAAATACATGGATAGCATTCAGCCTGTTCATATTGAGCCATACAAAGAGCCTTTAGGCTTTCATAAAAACATCCGACCTGAGAACGAAGAAGAACAAGGCAATGTTGAAATGGTTTTGCGTGACATGAATTTGCTAATGGTTACACCAACAATACAGGCTGGTGCGGTAATGCCTGATGCTTGCCCAACCGGTGAAGGACAAATACCTGTTGGTGGAGTTATGGTTGCTAAGAACGCAATACACCCATCAATGCACTCTGCTGATATTTGTTGTTCGGTAATGATGACAAACTTTGGCAGAATTAACCCTAAATTAGTTTTGGATGCAGCACATTCAATTACTCATTTCGGAGGCGGTGGGCGTGAAGAATATTCAGAACTACCAACCGAACTTGAAGAAAAGATTTTGGCAAACCAATTTTTAAAATCTGAAAGGAGTTTGAATTTTGCCAAAACACACTTGGCAACGCAAGGCGATGGCAATCACTTTTTATTTATTGGAGTTTCAAAACTCACAGGCGAAACAATGATGGTTACGCATCACGGAAGCCGTGGTTTTGGAGCAAACCTTTACAAAGCAGGAGTTGAAGTGGCTGAAAGATTTAGAAAAAAAATTAGCCCAAAAACAAGCCCCAAAAATGCTTGGATACCATACGAAACAGAAGAAGGTAAAGCATATTGGGAAGCGTTACAAATTGTAAGAGAGTGGACAAAATTAAACCACACCACACTGCACAATGCAACTGCTGAAAAATTAGAAGCTGATGTATTGAACAGGTTTTGGAACGAACACAACTTTGTATTTAAAGACGGTGATTTATTTTACCACGCCAAAGGAGCAACTCCATTAGATGACAAGTTTGTTCCTGATAGCAAAGATGGGTTGCGTTTAATCCCGTTGAATATGAGCCAACCTGTTTTAATTGTAAGGGGCAAAGCAACCGAAAATAACTTAGGATTTGCACCACACGGAGCAGGTAGAAATATAAGCCGTGGACAACATAAAAGAAATAAGGCAGACAAAACAATTGAAGAAATTTTTGCAGAAGAAACGCAAGGATTGGATGTTCGGTTTTTCTCAAAGAACATTGATATTTCAGAATTACCATCTGCTTACAAAAGTGCTGAAATGGTTAAACGTCAAATGCAAGAATTTGGACTTGGAGAAGTAATTGATGAAATTATTCCTTACGGGTGTATTATGGCTGGAGATTGGGAAATAGATGCACCTTGGAAGAAGAAACGTCAATCGAAGCAGTAATGTAGCCATTACGCCTAACGTTGAGCATATACGAGGGCAGGGATTAGAATTACTGAACTTTCAATTTAGAACAAATGAACAATAGAAACACAAACGCTGAAATTTTGCACCGAAGCCCTGCTTTTGTATATGCATTGTTGCCAGCAGTACTTTTAATTATTACGATATGAATGTATTATCTTTATTCGATGGTATGAGTTGCGGACAAATTGCACTTGATAATTTAGGCATCAAAGTAGATAACTATTTTGCAAGTGAAATAAAAAAACACGCAATACAATGTACAAAAGACAATTTTCCAAATACTAAACATATTGGAGATGTAACAAAAGTAAAAGGCCAAGATTTACCAAAAATAGATTTATTAATTGGCGGCAGTCCTTGCCAAGATTTTAGTAGAGCAAATAGTGTAAGAGATGGTTTAAAAGGAATGAAATCAATGTTATTTTATGAATACATTAGATTACTTGAGGAAACAAAACCAACTTACTATTTACTTGAAAATGTAATAATGGACGATTTAGGATATAATACTATTTCTGATTTATTAGGAACTGAACCTGTACGATTAAATGGTGCAAGAGTTTCTGGAGCTTTAAGAGATAGATTGTTTTGGACTAATATTGGGCCTGAAAGTTTTGATTTGTTTGGTAACAGAAAATGTGCAATACCACAACCGAAAGACAAAAAAATATCTTTAAATGATATTTTAGAATATGGTTACTCTGACAAACAAAAACATACTTGTTTAAATACAAGTTGTGGTCGAGATGCAAATCAAAGATATATGCTTCATAGATATGCAACTACTGGAATGACAACTATAATTTATACAGATGAAAAAATGGACGAAAGTAAAGGTGTAAGATATTGCACTCAAACTGAATTAGAAAAATTACACAATATCCCTTTAGGATATACAAGAAACTTAAATAAAGCACAAGCCGGCAACTTAATAGGCGATGGTTGGACTGTTGGAATAGTCGAACATATCTTTTCGTTTATGCGGTCTGTTTAGTATTGCTGGCAACTTGTAAATATACGCAGTTCAAAATATTGAACCTATGGAAACACCAACAAACACAACCAACGGAGAAAAATTAGAAAAATTTATCTATGAAAAATTTGATAAAAATGAATTATTAAATGATGACTTGGTTCATTTTATTGAACTATGTGGAATGCTTTTAAATTTACAAACGATACCAGACTATGCAAAAGAAAATAATATGTCTTATAATGGTGTAAAGAAATGCAGAAAAATAGTACCTTTGTTTAATATTAACTTTGTAATCGATAACCAATGAAAAATAATATCTTATTTCTAATTTTAGGCGGTGTAATCGTGTTTATATTAATGCGGTCATGCGAACAAGAAAAAATCAGTATTCCTGCTAAACAAGGCACGTTAAAAGTTACCGATACGGTTACAATTACAAAAATCGTAAATAAACCCGTTTTAAAGACACTTTACAAAGATTTAATAAAAGAGGTTGAAAAAGAAAAGATAATGTATCAGACGTTAAATGTATATGAAAAGGATAGCGTATGTAATGAAATGTTTGAACTGAAAGAATATAAAACACGATTAAGCAATAAAGACTTGACTGCTGATATATCTGTTATCCATCAAGGCAAAATTAGAGATGTGAAGTTAGATTATCTTATTCCTGAAATGGAAGTTGAAAAGCCTAAACAAAAAAACTTTAGTTTAAGCGGTGGTTTGGGTTCTGATTTTAATGCTCAAATGCCAGTTTTAAAGGTCGGAGTTGGCTATAAAAACTATAAATTTGACTATCTAAAAATAAATAATCAAAATTTTGCGGTAGTTTCGTACGAGATTAGATTTTAATTATTATCTTTGCCATGTTTTCATATTAATATTTAAGGTTATTAATTGCCCTCTGCGCCCATCGTAGAGGGTTTTTTGTTAAAAAAGTGTTAAAATCTATGCCAATAAAAGCAAAATGTTTATTTTTGTACCATAATTTTAAATATAGAAAACATGAGTAATTTACCAAAAATTCAAGATTTGTACCTTGATAAAGTACAAATACAAAAGCAAGATATTTTTATAACTTTGCTTAATCAAAATCCAGACCCTAAATGGGTTAAAGAACACCCGTTTATTAGAGGTTACAAATACCTGCCAATTGAAAGGGTTGAGTATCTTTTAAAAGCTATTTTTAAAAACTATAAAATCGAAATCACAGGACAAGGCCAATCTTTTAATGGGGTTTGGGTAACTGTTAGAGTGCATTATTTGCACCCAATTAGCGGTGAATGGCAATTTCATGACGGCATAGGTGCGAGCCAATTGCAAACGGCAAAGGGTACAAGTCCCGCAGATTTGGCAAATATTAACAATGGTGCATTGTCTATGGCTTTTCCAAATGCAAAAAGCATAGCTATAAAAGACGCTTGCGACCATTTTGGTTTATATTTCGGGTCAGACTTAAACAGAAAAGATTTAATCGCTTATACGCCTGATTTAACACTTATAGACATGGACGAAAACCACCCAAATTGGTCAAAAGTTGTCCAAGCCATAAAAGACAAATCCGCTACATTAGAACAAGTAAAATCAAAATATAACCTAACAGAAAACGCAGAAAATGAATTATCAAAACTTTAAAATCCGAGCCAGCGCAGGCGGTAAATTAATGACCGAGCCAAGAGCAAAATCAGAAACGTTAAGCGAAACAACAAAAAGCTACCTTAAAGAATGGGCAATTTGTCAAATGTTTAATGTTCAAAATGAAATTAAATCAAAGTACACCGAGAGAGGCATACAAGACGAAGACAAAGCAATTGACTTAATGATGACTGTTTTAGATTTGCCATTTACTATTAAAAATGAGCAATATTTTGAAAATGATTATTTTTGTGGCACGCCTGATTTAATTGTTGGAGATACGGTCTATGATGCCAAATGCGTTTGGAGTTGTTTTACTTTCCCTATCTTTGAAAAGGAATTGCAAAATAAAGACTATTTTTACCAGCTACAAATATACATGCATTTAACAGGGTGCAAAAAAGCGGTTTTAAGCTATGTTTTGTTAGACAACGAGGCAATACCTCATATTTACGAAGTTGAGCCAAAACAACGCATAAAAACGTTTGAATTTGACTATAACCCAGAAATAATTGAAAAGCTAAAAGAGAAAGTAATTTTATCACGTGAATTTTTAAAACAATTATAATATGAGTAGTTTAAACAATCTGTACATTAAGACAGAAACATTAGAAACTTTGCTAAATGTAGTAAAGCAAAAAGGCGAAAAAGGCATATCAATTGATATATCTTTGTCAGATGAAACGAACCAATACGGACAGAATTTGTCCGCGTATGTAACGCAAACAAAAGAGCAAAGAGATGAAAAAAAACCACGCTTTTATGTAGGTAATGGAAAAACTTTTTGGTCTGATGGTAAAATAACGGTAGCTAAAAAAACCGAAGTTCACGAGGCGGTGGTTATTGAACAACCGAGCAACGATTTACCCTTTTAAAAATTTTTATTAAAAACCTTTGTTTATTCAAAGGTTTTTTTTATTTTTGCAATGTCGAAAGCATCACCGACAAGGAAAAGTTAACGTTAATTTTTTAACGTAACCGAGAAGCCCTTAAATGTAGTGATGCACATTTAGGGGTTTTCTCATTTTATAAATTATGGACAATCAAAAAGTATTAAAGTTTTTAGAATATTTTTCAGTAATTACCGTTGGTGCTGATAAAATACCAAACTTTGCATGGAAAGACCAACAAACAAAAAAATTAACACCTACAAAGTTAAATGAAAATTTAAACTATCAAGGTGGTTATAAGTGGACTGATAAGGACAATATTACACACGAGCGAAAAGCAACCACAGGCTTTGGACTTGTTACTGGTTTTGAATATTTGGAGGTGGTTGATATTGATTTAAAAGTCTTTTCGACTGCTCAAGAACAACGAGATTTTTGGAATGAATTTTACCAATATTTAGACGATAATATTTTAGACTTTAAAGACAAATTTTGTATAACAAAAACTAAAAACGCTGGTTATCATATCCTTTATAAAACGAAAAGAGTTGATGGTAATTTAAAACTTGCTAAATTAAAAGGTCATAAAGAGGCGTTAATTGAAACGAGAGGCGTAGGTGGTTATGTCTTTGCCTATCCTGATAATATTATTTCAAATAAAACGTATTTTGATATAGATTTTATTTCGGATCAAGACCGAGAGATATTATTCTCATTTGCAAAAATGTATAACTATGTAGACGAAATAGTTTTAGAACCTAAAAAAGAAAAGACCGAATTTAAAACGGGAGAGATAACGCCATGGGCAGATTTTAACGATAAAAATAGTGTTTTAGATATTATCGGCAATGATTTTACGGTGGTGGCTAATCATAACAAAAAAATAGTTATTAAAAGACAAGGCGCAACAAGTCCGCATAGTGGCTACATATTTAAAGATAGCGGATGTATGTTTTTATTTTCAACGGGTACGATATACCCACATGAAAAATTAATCACGCCTTTTATTGCTTATACTTTTAAAATTTTTAACGGGGATTTTCAGACCTCAGCAAGTCAATTGTATAAAGATGGTTATGGGTCGAGAATTGAAAAGAAGCAAACCGAAAAATTAGAAAAAATAAAAGACGTTGAAAAATACGAAATTAAAAACATTGACTTCCCTATTGATATATTCCCGAAGCCTATACAATCATATATTTTAGAATGTGCTTCGACGCTTAATTCAAACATTGATTATATGGGTTGCTCATTAATGTGGCTTATATCGGTTTGCGTAGGCAATAGCTTTCACGTAAAGGTAAAAAACGGATGGCATGAAAACGGAGTTTTATGGCTTTCGTTGGTGGGTTCTGCTGGTATTGGTAAAACACCCTCTATAAATAATATTATACACCCTTTGCAAAAGATAAACCAAAAAGAAATTAAGAAATATTATAAAAAATTAGATGAGTATGAAAACTTTATGAAGTTGTCATCAAGCCAAAAAAAGGCAGTTATTGAAATTTTTAAACCCATAAAAACGCAATTTATAGCCAACGACATTACACTTGAGGCACTTGTTGACCTACACCAAGAGAGCGACAATGCGGTGGGAGTTTTTAAAGACGAATTAGCTGGGTGGCTTAAGGACATGAACAAATATCGTGCTGGATCTGATTTGGAGTTTTGGCTTTCGTGCTGGAGTGGCAAAAGTGTAAACCTTAATAGAATGACCCGAAAGGGGTCGTATGTAGATAAGCCTTTTATTCCTGTTTTAGGTGGTATTCAACCGACTATTTTAAGCTACTTTTATACTGAAGAGAATAAGGATAACGGATTTATGGATAGAATGCTTTTAAGCTACCCTGATGCAATTGTAGAAGACTATAATGAGAATGAATTAGACTATGATACTTATTCATGGTATCAAGACCATATTATCGGTTTTCATCAAACTATGAAAAAAATAATTGATAGAGATAGTGAGCAAAATATTAAACCTCGTGAAGTTTTATTTTCAATTGATGCAAAAAAAGAATGGGTACGGATTTTTAACGAAATAACAACTATTCAAAATTCAGATAATGAAAATGAATATTTAAAAAGTATGTACCCAAAGCAAAAATCATACATACCGAGATTTGCCTTATTAATACATTTATTTAATGATTATTTAGATAATAAAGGTGTGCATGAAATTACAAAAGATAGTATATTGAAAGCCGAAAAATTAAGTAAGTATTTTGTTGAAACTGCTAAAAAAGTAAAAATTAATCAAGTTGAGGTTCGAGATATTAAAACAACTATTAAAGCAGGAAAAACAAATGCAGAAAAATTAAAGTTAATTTTTGAAGAAAATCCAGACTTTAATCGGTCGAAAACTGCGGAGTTATTGGGGATTTCAAGACAACAAGTATTAAATTTGTTGAAAAAAATAGGTGACAAATGATGACAACAGTTGGCGACAAGTGTTTTAGAGGTTAAGTTATTAAAAAATAAATAGTTAAGTGCTAAAAAGGTGTAAAGTGTACAGTTTGATAAAATTTGAAAATAATTTTAATTTTAATTTTAATTTTTTTAAAAATGATTTACTGACAAGTGTACACCTAAAAAAACGCCAAAACCCCTATAAACATTGAAAAGTAGGTGTCAAATTTATTAAAAACACTTGTCACTAAAAATTTGTCACCATTTGTCACTAAAAAAAACATAAAAAAATGTTTGTTTTATTATTTTTTTGTATATTTGTATCAGTAGAGTCGTCGCTACAATGTAAAATATTATATTAAGTCCCCGCATTGATAAAGACGACGACCTTTTGATTTGTGGGGCTTTTATTTATATGGATATTAAAAGAGGTTGTGTTTATTTTTTTAGACACATTGGTTTAACCCCTGTAAAAATTGGTTATTCAACAAATGAAAGTCCAATAGAAAGATTTAATCAATTTAAAACTTATGCCCCTTATGGGAGTGAAATTTTAGGGTTTGTAATTTTGTCAAATGCAAAAGAAATTGAAACTTTATTACATCAGAAATATGCAAATAAAAGATTAAGTGGAGAATGGTTTGAAATTACTATTGAGGAAGTTCAAAAAGAAGTTGATTTTTATTCTAATGTTTCAGATATTGAAGAAAGAAATAATTTTCAAATTGCATGGGCAAAAGAAATAAATAATAAAAAAAATAAAATTGTTGAGGATTTAGATAAAGAAAAAAAGTTAGAAGAAAAAATCAGATTAAAAATACAAAAAGAATTTTTACAAGGGTCAAAAGTAAATCAAACATCAAAAAAAGACTATTTTTTTAAATTATATGAAACAGATAAAAATTTAAATAGATTGCAAACTGCAAAAAAATTTCAAGTATCACGTAAAACAATACAAGACTGGATAAAATTATATGAAAGTAAATTTAATACAAAAAAAGCACGATAAAATTACTCAAATGTTTCTGGATGATATAATAAACTTTGAAACGTTTGAGATATGCGAAACGTATTTTATTAAAAATTCAGAATTATTCACGATTTATTTAAACTAAAATGACAAAGGAAAATAAAAAACTATTAGAGGACTTGCATTTTAAAGATGCAAAGAAAAAATATCCAAACGTTCCAGAGTTTGCAATACCTAAAGAAAAGTTTTCAGATGCAACAGCAAACGACCTTACAAAAACTATTTGTAAATTTATTACATACATAGGTGGGCAAGCCGAGAGAATATCAAATCAAGGGCAATACCGAGATAATACAAAGGTTGTAACCGATGCACTTGGATTTAAGAGGCAAATAGGCTCAAAGGGATGGACAAAAGGACAAGGCACGAAAGGAACTGCCGATATAAGTTCAACTATACCGATTAAAACTAAAAATGGTATATTCGGATTATCAGTTAAAATTGAGGTTAAAATTGGCAAAGATAAAATGTCACCTGAGCAAATAAAATACAAAGAAAATATTGAATCGGTGGGCGGTGTATATTTAATCGCTAAAAACTTTGATGACTTTTTAATTGAATTTAGAGAAATTTACAAAAAATATTATAACAAATGAAAAACTACTACATAACAAAACAAATGACTATTCACACCGATAACAGGGAGCAGACCGCACCGAGTGGTCGAAAGTTTAGATTGTCGGGGGTTGTTAAAGATATGTCAAAGCCTGAAACGTGGGTTGAGGCAAAAAAAGAATATTGCAGATCCAGCACTATAAAATTTGTTTTTTTAGATGACTTAATGCCCTATTTTCTTTGCCTTGATATTGAGGCTAATGATGAGTTAATAAGATATTACCAAAGTGAGAAATGTTAAAATTTTGTTAAATTTTTAAAAAAAGTTTTGTATTTAAAAATAACGTTGTATATTTGTACCATAATTAATAACAATTAAAATTTAAACATCATGAAAACTTATTCAATTATTAAAAGAAATTACGGAGTAGAATTTAATAATTCTAATGCTAAAAAGTATGAAACTAAAGAACAAGCAATAAACGCTGGAAATTCGTGGTTAAGAGATTGTACTATCCACGCTGAAATGCGAAAAGGTTGGAATTTTGAAGTAATAGAAAATACTGAAAATTCATTTAAGTTTACAGGTATTGGCAAAACTAATTAACAAACAAGAAGCTTAAAAACACCTTTTTAAACATGAAAACACTAATTGACAAACATCAGACTTGTATTGAAATCCTTGAGGCTATTCAATATTTTAAAATAAGAAAAATAACAACAGATAAGTCGTTAAATGGGTTTGCTGGTACATTCCCAAATTTAAGACGAAAATATGAACACGACTTTATAATATACGATATGTGTATTGAAAGGCTAAAACAAAGGTATGTTAAAACTTTGTTAATGATAAACCTTAAATAAATAACTTTTTATATTTTTGTCCTATGGAAACAATTACAATTATAGCAGTAGGCTTCGGCTTTTTTTGGTTTGGTTTTTTACTTTGCGCACTTATGACAAAGAGCGCAAAATGTAATGACGAATATGAAATTATTATGTTATCTCAACTTAATAAGAACTTGCAAATTAAAGTTGACAAGTTGGAGATTGAACTTAAAAAAGCTAAATTATAACGGTATGCATAACGTTTACAGCTTTGCGAGGTTGCGACCTCAAAACCTAAATTTCACAAACACAAAACACACTTAAAATTATGACTAAAGTTTCCATAAAATCACAGCCCAAGCAATCTTGCAAAACTGGTGTTAATGGTAGTGCGGGTTTAAATGTAGTTTCTTTATTCAACGGAATGAATACTGGTCGAGTTGCTTTAGAAAATCAAGGTTTTAAAGTAAATAAATATTATTCAAGTGAAATAAAGCCTTATGCAATTGAACTAACTCAATATCATTATCCAGATACTATTCAAGTTGGAGATGTTACTAAATGGCGTGAATGGAATATTGATTGGAAAAGTATTGATTTAGTTTTAAGTGGATCACCTTGCCAAGATTTATCTATTGCCGGAAGTAGAACTGGAATTAATGGAAATAAAAGTAGTTTGTTTTGGGTTTTTATAGAAATTCTTGAACATATAAAATCATTAAATCCAAATGTTATATTCTTTCAAGAAAATGTTGGTTCAGCACCAAAAAAAGATGTTGGAATTATGAGTAGAGCATTAGGAGTTTATCCTGTTAGAATTAATTCTGAATTAGTTGTTGCTGCATTGCGTGATAGATATTATTGGACCAACATAAGAACTAAACAAACGATGTTTGATACAGTTGTTGATATTCCACAGCCAACTGATAGAAAAATAATGTTTAAGGATATTTTAACTGATGGTTATACTGACAGAAAAAAAGCTGGTAGTTTATTGGCTTCTGATTATAAGCATTTGATTAATGATGAAAAAAAGCAAGAAATTTATATAAATAGTAGATTGAAAAAAGGTAAGCAAATACCAAATATTATTTATGTAGAAAATAATGAATTAAGAGTAAAAACAAATACAGTAAAAGGTTATGATGTAGTTACTGAAAATGATTGCTTAAATCTTGCATTTCCAACATCAACAACAAGACGAGGTAGAGTTACAAAAGGAAAAGCACCTTGTTTGTTACAAGGAAATGAACCTTTATATGCTTACGATGGTATTAAATTACGAACGTTGAATAAAATTGAATTATGTCGTTTACAAGGTTTTCCTGATGACTATTGCGATATTCTAACAAGAAATAAAGCAGCTTCATTACTTGGCGATGGTTGGACTTTGCCAATTGTAGAACACATATTTTCTTTTATGCACAAAACGTAGCATTACCATTAACTTGTAAATATACGCAGTTCAATAAATTGCACTTGTTAAACTTTTGTTAAAGACTATTAAAACCAAATTAACTTTTTATATTTTTACAGCATGAAAGCACTTATAAAAGAAATATACGAAAAAATGCAGAATGTCATTTGGGAAGCAGAGGAAAACCACCCAAACGACCATTTTTCAGGCAAAGACCGAGTTGAAACCGAGCCAACAGGCATAACATTTGATATTGATTGGATTAAAGGCGGTAAGTTTTGGGATGAATACAGATCAGTTAATATCGAAGTTACAAATTGCGACGGAAAGCCCTTGCCAAATATCAACAATTATTTAAATAACCTTCAAATATCTTATGTCAATGAACCAAGTATTTAACGAATTATTAGACGTGAAAAAATTAGTAAATCAACTTTTTGATAAAATGGATGCTATTGAAAAGTTAGAATACGATTGGAATAGTAGCACAGAATGGCGCAAAGCGAAATACAAATTAGAGGATGAAATCAAAGAAATCAAAAACGAACTTAAAAAACTTTTATAATATGAAAACTCAAAACTTTTATAACTGGATGGAAAATGTAGTTAAATCAAATTTTTTAGCTGACAACGAAAAAATGACCAACGCCTTTAATATTATTTCAGAGGCTGAGCAAATAGAAAAAATGAGATTGACTATTTTAAGTCAAGCCGAAACGATTAGAAATCTAAAAGCGGATTTGAAAAGTCATAAACAATTTTTAAATGAAGTGGTTAAAGAAATGCAGGTTGATTTTGAAATAGTTAAGCCATGACAAATAAAGAGGTATGCGATGCTTTAAGACCTATTTTCAAGCAGACAGAAGCGAAATCAGCAGATAGAAAAATGTTAACCAACTTGCACAATAAGTATATTAAAAAGTGGGATGATATTGATATTATAAATTATAAATACTTAATTAATAAATATGCAAAGTAGAGTAGTAACAACAGATCAAGCGGGGGATATATTATCCATATCAAGAAGCGATATTTATAATTTAATGAAAGCAGGAAAAGTAAAACCTATTGAAAACATACATCCGATACACGTTTTTTATGTAGAAGATTTATTAAAGTATGCTGAAAAGATAGTTTATAACTTGCCTGAAATTAATGTGAGTTTTGAAAATGATTTTTTAATCTTTGAAAGTAAAATAAACTAATGGCACAAATCTTAAAACCAAACAGAAAAGACAACAGAGGCGGCCATGCCAATTGCGGGAGAAAAAAAGGCAATACTAAAGGGTTTACAATTAGATGCAAGCCTGAAAATATCGGAGTAGTGAGACAATTTATAAATGAAAACAACCTTTAAATATGATGACAGAATACGAAAAATTTTTAGAAAACAAAAGACATTCAATAGGTAACTTTGGATTTAAAGCAAATTACATCCCTGATATTGCTTTTGACTTTCAAAAATTTGTTATTGAAAAAGCTATTGAAAAAGGCAGAAGCGCAGTTTTTTTAGATACTGGACTTGGTAAAACTTTAGTTCAATTAGCTTTAGCTAAAAACATAGTCAACCACACAAACAAAAAAGTATTAATATTAACACCTTTAGCAGTTGCTTTTCAATTTATTTTAGAGGCTCAAAAATTAGGTATTGATGACATAGAATATTCAAAAGACGGAAAGCATACAAAAAAAATAGTAGTATGCAATTATGAGCGTTTGCACTATTTTAGTGAAAAGGATTTCGAGGGTGTAATTTTAGACGAAAGTTCAATACTTAAAAATTTTGATGGTAAAATTAAACAAGAGGTAACTACTTTTGTAAAAAAGATACCATTTAGATTTTTAAGCACAGCCACACCAAGCCCGAATGACTTTATAGAATTAGGTACAAGTTCCGAAGCATTAGGATATATGGGTTATATGGATATGTTAGGCAAGTTTTTTAAAAATAACCAAAATAGCGTAGATAGCAATAATAGAAATATTGGCGAAAAGTTTTATCTAAAACCTCATGCCGAAAAGGATTTCTTTGCGTGGGTTAATCAATGGTCAATAATGGCAAAAATGCCATCCGATTTAGGGTTTTCAAATGAGCGTTATAATTTGCCTGAATTATTTATAAATAGACATATTGTTAAAAATCAATCTTTGATAGATGTTAATGGTCAGTTCCAAATGTTTACACCTATTGCCAAATCAATGACAGAAGTTAGACATGAGCAAAAGCAAACCGAAGAAAAAAGATGTGAAAAGGCTATTGAATTAGCACAAGGTAAAACGTCTGTTTATTGGTGTAATACCAACAACGAAAGTAGTATTTTAAAACATTCAGATAGTAAAGCAGTTGAAATAATAGGAAGTCAATCAATAGACAAAAAAGAGGAAATACTTTTAGCATTTGCAAATGGTGAAATCGAACGTTTAATTACAAAAGCAAAAATGACTTCAATGGGTTTAAATTGGCAACATTGTAATCATTCTGTATTTTTTCCAACGTGGAGTTATGAACAATATTACCAAGCTATAAGACGTTTTTGGAGGTTTGGTCAAAAGAATGATGTTACTATTGATATGGTAATTTCAGACGGACAAACAAGGGTTTTAGAAGCGTTGGAGCAAAAAACACAAAAAGCAATACAACTACATAAAAACTTAACTGAAAATGTTAATCGTAGTTTTGAAAACAAAGTAAAAGAATTTAACAAACAAATAATAACACCTAAATTTTTATAAAAATGGAAAATCAAGTAAAAGACCAAATTGTAACAGACCGTTACGCAATCTATAATTCAGATTGTATGTTAGTAATGCCTACACTACCAAATGAAAGCGTAGATTTAAGCGTTTATAGTCCACCATTTGCAGGATTATATAACTACTCAAGTAGTGAACACGATATGTCAAATTGTGAAAGCAAAGAGCAATTTTTAGAGCAATACGAATTTTTAGTAAAAGAAATTGCAAGAGTAACAAAAGCTGGTCGTATAACTGCTGTACATTGTACTGATGTATTTGATAATACTTGTCGCCTTTGGGATTTTCCAAACGAGATTATAAGAATACATACGAAATATGGATTTGAATATCGTAACCGTATAACAATATGGAAAGAGCCTTTAAAGGTTCGTATGCGTACAATGGTTCAATCGTTAATGCATAAGTTTATAGTTGAGGATAGTACAAAATGCTTTACCGCAATGCCTGACTATGTTTTGGTATTTACAAAAAAAGGCGAAAACAAAACACCCGTAACACATCCGTTTGGAATTAATCATTATGCTGGTGAAGTTCCAATTTTACCTAACATTTTAAGAGCGTGGAATAATGCAAACAACTCAAATTTAAACGAGGTTGAACTTTGGGAACACCTAAACAATATTAACGAGGTTGACAAAATTACAAAATTAAATCATTACATTTGGCAACGTTACGCATCAAGCGTTTGGGATGATATTAGAATTGACAACGTACTGCCTTTTAAGGATAGCAAAGAAGAAGATGACGAAAAGCACGTACACCCGCTTCAATTAGATGTAATTGACAGATTAATTGAATTATATTCAAACCCAGACGAGGTTGTTTTAACTCCATTTATGGGAGTAGGTAGTGAGGTTTATAGTCCTGTTTCAATGGGGCGTAAAGCAATAGGAATTGAATTAAAAGATAGTTATTTTAAACAAGCAAAATTAAACTTACAAGATGCTGAAAAGCGTTTTAATTCAACACAAGTTAAACAAGAAACTTTATTCTAAAATGATAAAATCAATTTTCTTAAGCCAAATATTAGCAAATGAGTTGCACGAATTACAGACTAAATTCGTGCTACCTTTTGCACTAAAAAACAAGGTTAAAAATTTAAAACCTGATCTGATACGTTTTTCAGAAAGTCATTTTGACCTCGCAGACGAAAAAGCAAACAGCGAAATGATGACAATTTACAACGCTATGGATAACTTTATAAATGAGATGTCAAAGGTTGAGGTTCAAGATATGCCAGCAATTGTATATATTTACGAGGCGTATAAAAAAGACCCGCAAAGTTTAAACGGAATAGTTAACAAAATATTGAAATAATGCAAAGTAAAAAGCACTCAGCACTTGAAAGCGTTACCAATGTCGTAGTTGGTTTGTTAACGTCTTTTTTAATTCAATTATGGATTTATCCACTTTTAGGAATAAAAGTTAGTATTAATCAAAATATATTTATTACTTTTGTTTTTTTTATTGTATCGTTTATTCGAGGATATTTTATAAGACGTTTATTTAATAAAAAACAGAAACAATGACCACACACCTCACAATATCGGAATTAATCGCTTTAGGCTTCGAGGAGTTTAAAAAGCATTTTCATGGTGATTTTATGAGCCAACAATGGCAAAAGGGTAAAATATTTGTAAAAACTACATGGGTAACGGAAACGGGTTTTTTTGTTAACCAAGAGGTAAAAATAGATGCTGCTATTAACGACGTTTCAAAAGAGGATTTAATATTTTTAGATAAAATTTTTAATAAATGACACTAACCGAATTAATAAGGAGCGATTATGATAGTCTATTAAAAATGGCTAAAAAAATCGACCCTATTAACGGACAAGACTACCTACATGATGCCTTTATAAAAATACCTCAAGACAAAGATGTTAATATAACCTACATTTATTTCACAATCAAAAACTTAATGATTGACGATATAAGAAAAAATAAAGAGGTTATTTATGATTTGTCAAATATTGATATTATAGAAACACCAACCTTTGATTATAATGTAGGTATATCAGAAATTGAAAACAGATTAACAACGTTCCAAAAGTTGCTTTTAGACTTGATCCGAAATCATAAAATAAGCCTTTTACAAATAAGCAAAGAAACAGAAATTGAATACAAAGTAATTTATAGAAACTATCAAAAGATAAAAAAAATATGCAAGGACTTGGAGATGTAATAAGTTATGTAACGACCTTTTTTGGAGTTGAGCCATGCGAAGCGTGCCTTGAACGTAAAAGAAAATTAAATAGCCTATTCCCTTTTATTAACCCACCAAGTGATAAAGAGCTGGAGTTTTTAGAGGACTTCTTTAGTTGGTATAACGGATTACCGATACCAGCAAACAAAGCACTGAAAATAAAAGTAGCCGAAAAGATATGGGCCAGGATTTACAATGTAGACCTCAATAGAGAATGTCGAACGTGTGGCAGTCAATACCAGGAAAAGTATATCAAACAATTAAAAAACGTTTATGAAAGTAGCCGTTTACCTTAGTCATTTTGGTAAGGTCGGAGGGGTTGAAACAACAACCTTAAACCTTTGCAAAGCCTTAACGCCTTTTCACGATGTAACGCTTGTTATGGAGCAATGCGACAACTGGCAAAGAATAATACAAGATGTATCATGCAACGTTTTTATTTTAGATAAAGACAAGGATTATTACTTTGATACAATTATCATGCAGTCGGCTTGGGGTTACAACCCACTTGACAAATTTCACGCAAAAAAATACATTCAAATTATCCATTCAGATTATACCTACTATTACAAAATGATGAATTGGATTTATGTAGAACACCCGAAAATTAATTATCGTGTTGCAGTTGGGCAGTACGTTAAAGAAACTTTTGAAAAGTTAACGGGTAAAAAAATACATAAAATTATATATAACTTCGTATGATTAGACTTTTAACACTTTCACGCATTCAACCTGAAAAAGGTTTTAAGCGTATGGCTATAATGCAGGACTTAATTAAAGCGCCTTTCATTTGGGATATTTATGGAAGTGGCAATTTAGACCTTTTAAAACCATTAACCAAATGCACATATAAAGGCGTTACAAACGAGGCAAAGGAAGTAATGAAGCAATATGACTTCTTAGTACAATTAAGCGATACAGAGGGTATGCCAATGGTTATTTTGGAGGCTTTAAGCGTAGGCTTGCCAGTTATAACAACTAACTACCCAAGTGCAAAGGAATTAATTACAGATGGAGTTAATGGTTATATCGTAGATTTTGACTTAAAAAATTTGCCAGAGTTGAAAATTTTACCTACTTTTACGTTTATTAATAAATCGTCAGTCAATGACTGGCTTAAAATCTTATAATTATGGTAGAAATATTTGTTTTACAAAACTTTTTTGACGTTGAAAATAAAGTAATCCGTCAAGTGGGCGATAAGTTTAAAGTAACGAAAGCGAGAGCAAACGCAATCTTAAATGCAGAAACAAAAGGATTGATTGAAATCCTATCTATGGAAGCAGAGCCTAAACCTAAAGCTAAATTAAAACGTGGGAAAGCGTAAATACATAGAAACACCTGAAAAGATGTGGGAATACTTTTTAGCTTATAAAAAACAAGTTAAAAGCAATCCTATATTAGTTCAAGACTATGTAGGTAAAGATGCTGAAATGGTTTACCGTAAAAAAGACAGACCATTGACAATTGAGGGGTTTGAAAACTATTTAGAAGACCTTGAAATTATAAGTCATTTATCTGATTATTTTGCTAATACGAATAATAATTATAGCGATTATTCGACCATCTGTTCGCGTATAAAAAGAAATGTAAAGCAAGACCAAATCGAGGGAGGCATGGCAGGAATATACAACCCAAGTATAACGCAAAGATTAAATAATTTAGTTGAAAAGCAAGAGGTAAAACACGAGGTAACAAAATTCGAGTTTGGCAACGATTAAGGGATACAAACCACATGACAATCAAAGATTAATTCATGATAGTATAAACAACGAAAACTATAAGTATTACGTTTGTAATATTGGTAGGCAGTTTGGTAAATCTATGTTAGCAATTAATCAAATCCTTTATTGGATGATTAATTATAATGGTTGTAATATTGGATGGGTATCACCTATTTACAAACAATCAAAAAAAGTATTTGACGATTTAGAAAAAGCAACTGCTAAAAGTGGTTTATTTGAGTATAACCGAACTGAATTACAAGTCAAAGGATTTAAAAGTACTTTATCTTTTTTTAGCGGTGAAAAGCCTGACAATTTAAGAGGTAACACATTTGACTATTTAGTAGTTGATGAGTTTGCTTTTACTCGTCAAAATCTATGGGATGAGGTTTTATCTGCAACAGTTTTAGTAAAAGGTAAAAAGGTTATTTTCATAAGCACACCAAAAGGCAAAAACCATTTTTACACATTATCAAAAACACATAACTACGACGAAAGATATAAGTACTTTCATTTTTCGTCTTATGACAATCCTATGATTGACAAAAGAGATTTAGACGAAAGGCGGAAAACATTACCAGACCACGTATTTAAGCAAGAGTATTTAGCTGAGTTTTTAGATAACAATTCTGGGTTGTTTAAGAACATTCAAGACTGCATAAATATTGCACCAAACAATGGTAATTATTATGGTGGTCTGGATATTGGTAGAGCTGATGACTACACTGTTTTGACAATTATAAACCAAGACAAGCAAGAGGTTTTTATAGATAGGTGGCGTCAAAATGAATGGTCAAAAATTATAGATAATGTAGCTGAAAAGATTAATTTTTATAAAGCCAAAACTTATGTAGAAGTTAATAATCAGGGGGATGTTTTTTTTGAATTATTAAAAAAGAAATGTCCTAACTATGTTCAACCTTTTACAACGACATCAAAAACAAAACCGATGTTAATTGAAAATTTAGCGGTTGCATTTGAAAACTTAGAAATTAATATTTTAAATGTAAATTGGCATATTGACGAACTTGAAGCATTTACTTATATTTACAATTCAAATACTCGCAATGTGCAATATTCTGCACCACAAGGGATGCATGATGATAGTGTTATTAGTTTAGCTTTAGCGTATCAAGCATCTAAAAAAATTAATAGCTTATCAAAATTTGCTTAACTTTTACGTTTATAAGATATGAGAAAAATAACAATACCGACTAAATTAAACGAAATTACTTTAGGGCAATTTATACTATTGCAGGAAAGTGTTAAAGAAGATAACGAGTTTCATACCTCTATGGCTATGATACGCATATTATGTGGCATGACAACGGGCGAGATATTAGCGATGTCATCAAAAGACTTTGACGATATAATCTACACACTATCAGCTACCCTAAAACAAACACCCATACATGAGCCTATCTTTGGGAACTATGGATTTATACCAAACTTTGATAAAATAACAACAGGTGAGTTAATTGATATTGAAACGTTTTTAAAAGATGAGAATATAGTCGGAGCGGTGGGTGTTATGTACCGACCAATTGAAAAGCGATTTGGTAAGCTATACACTATTAATCCATACGATGTAGATAAGGTTATTGAAGAGGATATTTTAGCTTTACCATGTACTGCTTATTTAGGAACTATAAGTTTTTTTTTGACTTTATTAGACGAATTACTGATCTATATCCCGAACTTTATGAGCAAGATACAGATGACGAAATCGCAGAGGGAAACTTTGGAAAAGAATGGGGCTGGTATAGTTCAATTGACGCAGTCGCTGGAGGAGATTTGCGACAACACGAGGCAGTCGTTGCAATCAATGTTCACACCTTTCTATATCATTTAACCTATTTAAAAATAAAAGCACGCAATGAGAAACGCCATCTTAAAAGGATTAGAAATAATCGCTAACTATTTACAAGAAGACCCCGATGTTATATCTATTCAAGCGGTTGACGATGACGAACTTGATGTAAACAAACGAGAGATATACCCACTTGTTAACATACGTTTAAATGGCGTTTCTTTAGACGATAGTACGATGACTTTTGAAGTGACTGCTTTGGATATAAGAAACAAAAAAAAGACCGTACAACGCGATGCATTTAACTTAATTGACGACCGTTGGGATAATTGGGCAATGTGTCATAACATACTTAAAACTTTGCGAGATAAATTAGAGATTAGACGCAATGAAAATGATATTGATTTTGTGAGTAGCAATGAGCCATTGATATTTTCAAACGCTATGCAAAACGGACTTGATGGCATGAGTGTTATATTAACTTTATCATATCCAAATAATACCATAAACCTTTGTAAAGAATGTTAGAGCAGAAAGAAGTTAACGATGCGTTATCGAAGTTTGGCAAATATATGGTCACGCAATCACGAGCTAATTTAAGCCGAAAGGATAAGAATGTTAAAAAGACTTTGTATAATAGTTTGTCTTATTCAGTGGTTACAAATAAGCGTTCGTTTTCATTTTCTTTTTCGATGGAAGACTATGGTAAATTTCAAGACTTGGGCGTTAAAGGTGCAACGAGTTCACAGAAAGCACCAAACAGCCCTTATAGATTTGGAAGCGGAACGGGTAAAAAAGGAGGTTTAACAAGTGGCATAAAAGATTGGGTTAATGCTAAAAAGTTTCAGTTTAAGGATAGGGAAACGGGGCGGTTTTTATCTTATGAGCAAACCGCTAATTTAATAACACGAAGCGTATATCAAAAAGGTATAGCACCAAGTAGATTTTTTAGCAAACCTTTTGAAGCAGGATTTGCAAAACTACCCGATGAATTAATACAAGCCTATGGTCTTTATTTAGAAAACTTTTTAAAATTTAGTACGAAATGAAAAAAATATTTATACGAAGTCCTTACTATATTTCTATTGCAGAAACAGGGCAGGTAGGTAGCAAGGTCGAGTTGAGGTTTAGGTATTACGGGGGTGCATTCCCAACACCTGCTAATTATATTTTAGCGAAAAGAATACCAAGCCCTACGCAATTAGAAACTATTTATAACGTGGCTAATTATGCCAAGGCGTTTATTCAAGCTATTGCACCAAACCTCACAACGGGAGTAGAAGCAAATAATGCTTATTGCTTTATGGAAGTCAAACGATATAACGAAACAGCGATAGGGGTTTACAATCTATTGACGACCGAAACGTTTTGCTGTTTAAATGGTTATTCTTTATATTCTGATGGTGTAAATAAAAGCACAACCGCAAGCGTAGTACCTTTGTTTAATACAAGTATCAATTTACAACGTACTGGTACAATAGCGCTTAATTTCTTTTTAGATACGGGAACATATAATTTTAACGGAGTTAGTTTTACAACAACCGAACCGAGTGTTTATTCATTAACCACAAACCAAAATAGTAACTTATTGGGTGCAACCGCTTTTAATACGCCTTTAGTTTGCGAGCCTAAATATACGCCTAAAGTAGTGTATTTTATTAATCGCTTTGGTGGGTGGCAATCCTTGACTTTCTTTAAAGTAGCAAAAGAAAGCTACCAAACTAAAAGCGAAAAGTTTAAAACATTCCCAGCACAATTATCATACAGCGTTAAGCAAGGGCAAAGCAAAAAGTATAATAACAATGGGCAAAAATCAATCATGTTAAATACGGGGTGGGTAGATGAGAATTACAGCGAATTAATAGAGGATTTGTTATTGAGCGAAAGGGTGTTAATGGATAATAAGCCGATGATAGTTAAAACCGAAAGTATGCAAGTTAAGACCCGTTTAAATGATAAAACAATTAACTATGAAATTGATTTTATGTATAACAACGAAATGATTAATGACGTATGAATGTAGCCTTATTCATATACGATGATAACAACGTAAGGCAACGCCTCGATACGTTTAAAGATGAGACTATTCAGGTCGTTTCAAGCGTGCAAAATATCAATGACATTAGCAAAGTCTTTACCGACTATTCGCAGTCGTTCACTATTCCTGCAAGTGATAACAATAACCAAGTGTTGAAACATTGGTACGATGGTGTGGTTGATGATGGCTTTAATCAACAAAAGAAATACAATGGGTTTATAGAAATTGATACCGAGATATTTCGCATTGGCGTATGGCAGTTAGAGGGAGCGGAAGTTGAGGATAACAAACCGAAAAATTATAAGATTACTTTTTATGGGGTGTTGCGAAGTTTACAAGACCAATTTGGGGAAGACAAACTAAAAGATTTAGATAGCTTACAAGATTTGTCTTTTGAATATACTGCAGCCAACGTTCGCAACAGGGTGCAAGTTGAGAACGATATAATATTCCCACTTATAAGTTCAAAAAGAGTTTGGCAACACGGGGGCGGTGGTGCAAATGATATAAGCACAAATGGACATGGTATTGTGTTTAACGAGTTATTTCCAGCAGTTAGAGTATCAAAGATTTTTGAGGCTATTGAAAACAAATATAACATTAATTTTAGTGGGGTTTTTTTAAATCAAACAAGGTTTACAAAATTATTTTGTTGGTTTAAGAATAGTGATGTTTTAAACATTACGTCAAGTATTGCAAACGTGGATATATTGACACAATCACCTACTAATCCAAGAAATAGACTTATTACAAACACAACAAATAATACTATTCAAAACTTAGGTTTTCCTCCTTTCATTCTTTTTCCTTCCTCAGCAGATAACGTATATGCAATTAGTTTTAGCGTTAATGTTCAAGTGCCTACAAATGTTTCTTATAATTTGTTAGTTTATAGAAATGGTGCTTTATTTACTCAAATTAATGGGGATGATACAAATAACGCAGACTTTGCAGCTATATTTTTACAAACAAGTATTACTCAAAATTCAACTTTTAATGGTATTTATACTTTTAAAATTCAAACATCAATCCCTTGTGCATCAATCCCAATTTCTTTTATAAATACAACATCAAGAAGTGCATTTCCACAATCTGTTATTTCAACAGCAACTGCAACCGCAACAACAACCGCCTTTATGCCTGTTCCTACTTTAGCACCCGATATAAAAGTATCGGAGTTTTTTAGTGGGATTTTAAAAATGTTTAATTTAACGGCTATATCATTCGATGAGGTTAACTATCAATTAGAGCAATTAGAAGATTGGTATTTGCAAGGTGGAATTAAAGATATAACGCAATATACAACGACAGACGTAAAAGTAGATAGGATTAAGGTTTTTAAAAATATTAATTTCAAATATCAAAAAGGGCAATCGTTTGTTAATCAAAATTACAGGGATAGTTTCAATAAAGATTATGGAGATTTGGTGCAACCTTTTACAAATGATGGTCAAGATTATAATGTTACTTTACCTTTTGAAAAGTTGCAATATGTTCGGTTAGGTGCTCCCACAGGCGTTTTAAATGGTTCGCTAAATGTGGCTTATTCTTTGGAGTCCCCAGACTTTAAACCATACATACCCAAACCCGTTTTATTTTATTTATGGGAAAATAGAAATATTCCACATTTTTGGATTAGTGGCACGCAGTTAACAAATTGTTTAATAACGGGAGATTTTACGCAGTTTAATTTTGAATTTCATTCTAATAACTTTGGTCAAGAGCAGTCTATTCAAACAGGTGGGCAATTGCCATTAAGTTTGTTTGCGAATTATTATTCAAACTACCTTACTAATATTTTCAATGAGAAAAATAGGATTTATAAAGTAAAGGCTATTTTACCAACTATTGAATTAGTAAGGCTAAAATTAAATGACCGATTAATTATTAGAGATACAAGATATATCATCAACAACTTTACAACTAACTTATTAACGGGTGTGGTTGACCTTGAACTTATAAAAGATTTTAGAGATGCCTTAGCAATCGTACAAAGAACATTTGTTATTCCCGATGGTGGCGGTTTAGTTGAAGTTCCTATTTTAGATAGTAGCGAAATTTTTACTATTGATAGCGACCCTGACAGCATAATTATAAAAGCTGATTTAATAGGTTTTATTTTAGAAGTTTTAGTCGACAGAAATACGGGAAGTAAGGATTTATTTGCAGTTATTACAGGCTCTAAAGGTTCAGTTATAAATATAATTTTACAAGCATCATGATAAGAGAATTAATAAAAATCATTCAGCAAATGCCACCAACGGCAGGCGAAAATGTGAGAATAGCAAAAGGTAGTAACGAATTAAACTTAAAAACACAATGGCAATTGTTAAAGAAATAGTTATCAACTTAACGGATGATGACGCGAAAAAAGGATTAAACGACATTAACAAACTTTTTAAAGAGGTTGACCAATCCGAACAAAAGGCGGTTGAATCGACTATGTCTTTGCGTGCCGAGTTAAAGAAGTTACAAACCGATTTACAAAGTGGAAAATTAACGGGTGCTGCTTTTGATGAAGGTATCAAAAAAGCGGGTCTGATGAAAGACCAAATCAACGACGTTAACAACCGAATTAAGGCACTTGCAACCGATGCAGCGGATGTTGCTTTGCGTGGTATTGGTGATTTTGCAACGGGTGCAGTCGGTGCATTTTCAGCTGTTCAAGGTGGCATGGCTTTGTTTGGAGATGAAAGCGAAGATGTACAAAAAGCATTAATGAAACTGCAAGGTGCTATGGCTTTGTTAAATGGTGTAACTGCTATTAATAATGCATTACAAGCGGACAGCGCAGGTATGATGGCACTACAAAGCGCAAAGACTACCTTATTAACGGGCGCACAAACGTTATACACAACCGTTTTAGGCACATCAACGGGAGCGTTAAAGGCTTTTAAAATAGCTTTAGTATCGACTGGTATTGGTGCTATTGTTGTAGGTTTGGGTTTATTGGTTGCAAATTTTGAAAGCATAAGTAAATGGGTAACAACGACCATTGAAAAGTTCGGAGGGTGGCGTAAAGTGTTGTTAATGGTTTCACCACCAATATACGCTATCATTAAGGCGTTGGAGATGATGGGAGTTATTGATGATGAGCAAACCTCGAAAGCCAAACGCAATGCAGAGGAGCGTATAAAAGCAAATCAAAAAGAGATAAGAGAATTAGATAAAAAGAAAAAAGCTACGAATGATTACTATGATTTCGAGATACGCAAAGCACAAGCTGCAGGAAAAGATACAGAGGGTTTAGAAAAGAAAAAAAGAGATTCCGCTATAAAAACTGCACGCGAACAAAATGAAATGGATAAAGAGGCTTTAAAAGCAGGGCAAGAAAAATCAGCGGAATGGATTAAACAATGGAATGAACGCCAAGCCGAAATTAAAAAGTTACAACAGGATGGTTTAATTGCAGAGGTTGAAGCTAGAACGAAAGCGTCTGAAAAGTTAAATGAAATACAAACAAAAGAAAGCGAAAAAAGACAATCACTACAACAAAAAGAAGCTGAAAATAGAGCAAAAGAAAATAGAGAAAAATTAAATGAGGATTTAAAAAATGCTAAAGATAATTTTGAACTACAAAGAAAATTAGTAAATGATAATGCTAAATTATCTAAAGATGACAGGAATCAGTTATTAAAACAAATTAACCAAGAGGAAGCGGATGCTATTGTAAATCATAAAAAGTCTTTGCAGGATATTGAAAATAAATATATCACCGATATTGAAAATCTAAATGCAAACACCGACCAAAAAAAATTAGATTTACAAAAGTCAAGGGATTTAAAAGAAATTGAGCAACTTGTAAAAACGGAAGAAGAAAAGCAAATGTTGCTCATTCAGTTTAATGAAAAATATAGAATATTACAAAATGAATTAGACGAAAAAAACCAAATAGAGGCAGACGCAAAAAAAGCCGAAAAATTACTAAACGAAGCAAACAACCCCGAGTTAAACATATATGCACGAATAGAGGCTGTAAGGTTAAGAGAGGAGGCTATAAATAGTATAATATTTGCGAGCGAAGATGCAAGGACTGCATATCAGAAAGCAAACTCAGACGCAAGGACAAAAATAGCGGAAGCCGAGCAAAACGCGAAAATGAATACGCTTAATGTAATGGCTTCAACTTTAAACAAAGCGGGCGAATTATTAGGCAAAGAAACGGCAGCAGGAAAAGCTATGGCGGTTGCAAGTGCAACAATATCAACTTATCAAAGTGCGGTTTCAGCATATGAAGCGGGCGTTTCAGTTGGTGGTCCCGCTGGTTTAGTTTTAGGTCCTGTATCTGCAGCGCTTGCAGTTGCAGCGGGTTTAAAAAATATTAAGTCTATTTTATCAGTTAAAGTCCCGAATGGTGGCGGTGGCGGTGGCGGTGTGCCGAATATATCAACGCCAACAACTGGAGGCGCACCAAGTGCAACGCCTATTTTTAACACTATCGGAGCGAGTCCTGTCAACCAATTAACGAGAGCGTTGGGTGAACAACCACCCGTTCAAGCGTTTGTTGTGGGTTCGCAGGTTACATCACAACAATCTTTAGACAGAAACATCATACAGAATGCCTCTTTAGGAGGGTAAAAGACCAAATTTAATATTAATATACGTTTATAAGTTATGGATACATACGATATTGTTTTCAATCCCGATGAAAAGGAGGGCGTTTTTGCTATAAGTTTAGTAAAAGACCCTGCTATTGAGGTTGATTTTGTGGCGTTATCGCAGGAAAAAATCGAGTTAAAAACCATTGATGAGGACAAACGTATCTTAATGGGAGCGGTTTTAATACCTGATAAAGTAATACCGAGAGATGGTTATAATATTGTATTCTCAAAAGAAACTATTAAGCTATCGCAAGAGTATTTCTTTAAAAGAAACAACCAAAAGAACAGCACAATTGAACACGATACTAACCAATTTGTTGATGGCTTTACAATTATCGAAAGTTGGATAAAAGAGGACAATGAAAAAGATAAGTCTAATCTTTATGGTTATGATCTGCCAGTAGGTACTTGGTTTGCAATGGCAAAAGTTGACAACGATGAGGCATGGACAAAAGTAAAAAGCGGAGAAGTGAAAGGCTTTTCAATTGATGGATATTTTGATACGAACAAACAAATTAATTTAAATACTATGGTAATAACAGAAATTGTTGAAGCAATAAAAACAGGCTTCGCACAGTTGACCTCGCAAAAAGAAGAGGTTGAGGTTAAGTTAGCAGAGGAGGTTGAAACTGAAGTTGAAGTTGAAGCACCCGCTGATGACGTTAAAGAAATGGTTAAGCAAATGGCTATTGAATTTGGAAAACAAATTGAAGAGTTAAAGGCTGAGATTGAAAAATTAAAAGCACCAAAAGAGGAGCTAAAAGAAGAGGAGAAAAAAGAGGAAGAGCCAGTACAAATGACAAAGGCAAAACCAGAGACTTTGGCAGTTCAAGAAATGCCTAAAAACTTAAAAGACAGATTAAAATTAAAACTTAAAAACGTATAAAAAATGGCAACAGAAACAACAATCACATCAA